ACACCTAAGTATGGAGGATACGTACGATGTAAGGTCAACACAAGTACGGTTTGGAAGTTTAAACCTTGTGAGTTTGTGCGATTCGCTGAATCAATTGGGAATAACATGCTGGTAAAGTATGTTTAACACACAGAGAGTAATAAAAAACTTGCTCTCTATTTTTAAAGATTAATAATTAAAATATATGAATAAACTAATATTACTACTAACAGCAATAGCCTTGTATATGTTCGGTTGTTTCATTGGTTTCATACTTTGGTATTGACATAAGATACAGTCGTGCTATAATATAGATAGCACCTTAAGATATTAAATAAATAATATCTTTAAGTGAAAGGGATTAAAAGTCCCTTGTAATTACAAGAGAACTTTAATACAAACACATACTTCTGATTTAGACTATATGTAATAGTGAAAGAGTTGATAACTTGATTGGGATTACTAGGTACTTATCGGTGGTAGTTGTTTGTGAATTAAAGCTCATTAAAGGAATACAATAGAATAATTGTTTATTAAGAAGAAGTTTTTAGGAATATTTAAGGTAACGCACTTTAGATAATCATACTAGAAGCTCTAAACATATAAATAAAAGATGCGAGCTAAGCAGACTATTCCAAAACTTTAAGCATCTTTCTTCTTAGCAAACAATGTTCTTTAATCACACAACTAAATATTGTTTATTAAGTCTTCGTCTCCCCCTGGCTTGGGTATAATGAATATTGTATCCAATGGGTGGGATTAATAGCTATGTATGACCAGAAAAAGCTATTGGCGAGGGCTTAGCAAACAATAGCTCATTCAAAGAGAACAACTGAATACTGTTGAAAGGCTTACGTAACCTTTGAACTATGAATACAATAGACTTAAATCTTAAAGAGATAACAGGCTAATTTTTGCTGTTGTCTTTTTTGTTATATGAAAATATACTATTTTAAAAAAAGAACCTAAAGCAGATAAAACAGATGTTTGGCACGAAGATAAAGAAGATAAGACAGAAAACGGAGCGAGTGCAATAGGTTTTCAAGTTTATAATAACGAAGATTAAATACAATTTAGTAAAGTCAAGTTTAGTCAAAATTATGTCAAAAGAGTTAAGTCCATTGTTTAAATTGAGAGATTACATTCTCGACAATCAGCGTAGTCAAAACAAAAACTTTTTAGGAAAAGTATTAACAATTATTGATGCCTCAATCACAGATTCACAACAAAGAAAAGGCATTAAAGATTTAATACAAAATGAATTTTACAGAGATTTTCATTTAGAAGAGTTTTCTAGAAAAATTATCTTAGAGTTTTCTAAGAAATATTGTAAAGACTTAGAACCAAAAACAAACGAAGAAGAATCTGCTTTTATGTGCAGAGAACTAACACCATCGGAACCTTTCGAACAAGAATTATTTTAATAAATTAATATAATTTGACTTTACTAAATTGTATTTATATGAAACTAAAAGCAGATAAAAAGAAGAAACCTAAAAAGACTATCAAGGACATAAAGAAAATAACAAAGTTATATGCCAAATAAGAAAGAAGAAAAGTTAAGCCCTAGAAGAGAGTTATTTTGCAACCTTTACACTAGCAACGACAGGGAAATGTTCGGCAACGGAGTACAGAGTTATATAGAAGCTTATAACCCAGATACATCAAAACCTAACTGGTATAAAACAGCTTGTTCTACTTCTTCACAAATCTTAAGTAATCTTGAGGTTACGAATAGAATCAATGAATTGCTAGAACAGCAAGGATTTAACGATGAGAATGTTGAAAAGCAACACCTCTTTATTCTTAACCAACACGTTAATGTTCCAGCTAAGATGAAAGCTATAGATAGTTACTATAAACTTAAAGGAAAGAACCCAACGGAAACTATTATTATAAAGACAGAAGATAAAGATAAAGCTAAGAATATTTTAAACGATTATCTAAATGACAATACAAGAAATACTACAGGGGGAGAATAAAGGAGAAAAGAAAGCATTGTTTGTTTTTGATAGCGATGCAAGCAACGAAACAGTAATCCTGAAATTCAATCTATGGGCTAGATACTACCTAAGTAAATACTTTACTAGCAAAGACGCTCCCTTTCATAATGATATAGATGAAAACAATCTGAAAGCTTACAGGGGAGAAATAAACAGTTACGCTGACATTGCATATCGTGGAGGTGCCAAAACAGCAAGGACAAAGCTTTTCGTAGCATTCTGTATAGCCAATGACCTAGACCATAAAAGAAAGTATTTTAAAGTATTAGCAACCGATGGAGTAAACAGTAAGCAGATAGTTACAGACGTTTACAATATGCTGATAACAATAGCAGATCTTTACCCTGAAATATTTGAGAAGACAACTGCTAAGAGAGAAGAAACAATGAGTTCGTTCACTACAAGCACAGGAGTTAAACTAATAGCTGACACCGTAGGAGTTGAACAGCGTGGAGCATTACAGGAAGAAGCTAGACCTGACTTTATATGGTTTGAAGACTTCGAGAACAGAAAGACTTTAAGAAGTGCAGTCCAGACAATATCAATCTGGGATAATATGGAAGAAGCCAGAACAGGACTAAGTAAAGACGGAGCTTGTGTTTATACTTGCAACTATTTATCAGAAGCAGGAAACGTACACAAGATAGTAGAAAAAGAAGATAGTTTAAATATAGTAACAATCGTTCCGATTATAAAAGATGGAATAATAAGCTGGGAGCGATACACAATGGCAGACATAGAACAAATGAAGAAAGATGATGATGACTTTGAGGGAGAAAGGATGTGCAACCCATCATCACAAAAGAATGTTTACTTTAATAGAGAGCAATTAAACAAACAGATAAAACTTGAACCGATAAGAGAAACAGCAGACTTTAAGATATTCCACGAGTTTGACCCTAGCCACAGATACGGAAGCGGACACGATATTGCAGGAGGCGTAGGGCTAGATAGCTCCACATCAGTATTTATAGACTTTGATACAGTCCCAGCAAGAGTAGTCGGAACATTCAGAAGCGATTTAATAAAGCCCGAAGCATTCGGACACGAGATACTAAGAGAACAAGAACTATTCCCGGGAAGTATCGCAGGAGTAGAAAATAACTACGGAGCAGAAGCAATCTTAGTTTTAAAACAGAGCAACGCTAATTTATATACAACACAACCCAAAGAAACCAGACTATCAGAAACACAGCCAACAGAGTACGGATGGAAGACAACAGCCCTCTCAAAGCCTAAAATGCTATCAGCATTGAACAAAGCGATAGAAGATGGGCTATTAGACCTAAATGACATAGATTTGATTAGAGAGCTTAAAAGCTATACAAGAAATGATTTGATTGAAACAGTAAAAGACCCTAGACTTACAACTAGACATTTCGATTTATTGATGGCTTGTGCAATAGCTTGGATGATGAAAGACTTTGCAACACTAAAAGTAACAAAAATATATCATCAAGAAGAAACAAAACCATTATATAGCGATATAGGAATATAAATATATGATAAAAAGAAACTTAAAAGATGAAATAGCAAAACAGGCTTTAACAAGCATTGCTTTTGCTAGAAGACATAAAGCAGGTAAAATATCTAATTGGCAAAAGAACGAAGAGATGTATTACCAAAAGAAAAAGCCGACTGTAGCTAACAGGGCTAACGTTTCTTTAGGAAGAATGCAAGAATTTGTTCATACTTTATGGAGCAAGATTGATAATCCTCTAATATTTAAGTTTACTAAAAGAAAAGAAAGCCAACTAAAGCGAGTAAATCTATTAAATTCACTAAGACAATCAGATGCTAATGATGATTATTGGGATATAAAGGATTTAGTAGGAAAGAAACAAGGAATAATCTACGGTAGATGTGTCAATAATTTCTTTGCAGAAAGTCTTAATGGATACAAGGCACACTTAGAGAATGTTGATGTTTATGACTTCTTAATTGACCCTAGTGCAGGTGGTATTGATATTGAAAGAGCGAACTATATGGGCGATTATAGTGTAATTCTTAACAAAAAACAGTTAGAAGCAGGAGTTAAAAACAAAGAATACGACAAAGTCCAAGTAAAAGAATTAACAACTGGTAACGGGAATAAAGACGATAAGACAATAGAAGAACAAAACAAAGTAAATAGAACTATTGATACAGGAATTGTTTCAAAAGAAGTAGAGAATAAAACAGACCAATTTAAGTTTTGGCGATGGTATGAAACTTTTGAGGGTGTTAGATATTATGTTTTAATGGACAACAAAGGACACTGGATTAAAGTAGAGAAGATGAGCGATGTATTTGCATCTAACTTATATCCTTACTGGACTTGGGCATCTTTCCCAGACTTAACAGAGTTCTGGACTCCCTCTTATTGCGATTATGCTAGAGAGATATTTATGGCTCAAGATGTTAGCATTAATCAAATGCTAGACAATGCAGAAGCTATCAACAAGCCGATGAAAGTAGTCAACACAGGAGCTATAGAAGACCTCTCACAGCTTAAATATAGAAGAGATGGATATATACCGACTAAA